TCTATTGTCATCAAAATTCATGAGATAATTAGTCTCTACATCTGCTCTGCTTGCTTCAATCAATGTAGTATCTCAGGTGTAAATGGGTTCTCTGCTTCATCGAGCATATCATGTGTCTCGACAATCTTAAGAAGATAAAGATAAGCTGTGCATAACTTTGAATAGTTAAGCTCTGCACGAGTAAGATTTTCTCCTTTAAGTTCTTTTTCTGTAAATTTTACTAAAGCTTTGGTTACTTTCATAGTTGTTTCATCTAACCAAACTTTTCTTGTATCAACTGTAGGTACTGTCATCTTTTTTTCCTTCTTGTTTTTCTTCTAATTCCTTTAACGTGCTTTTGCGACTTAGGTGGTCGTTTAGTACTACCACCTGGGCCTGCCCAAAAGACTTTGTTTGCCCAGAACGCTGCTGAAGATTTACCTTTAGCAATATTCTTACGATGTCTTGCCTTGAAACTTCTTCTAGCTTCTGGACTATAATTATGACCCATGCCTTGCGCTCCGAATCTAATTATCTTTATTTTTCCACCCACTCTTACAGCAACAACTGCTTTTTTGGTAGGGTGTTTAGGAGTTCTCTTTGGTTTATTTAAACCTGTGAGTCCTGCCTTCTTTAACCTAGCTTTCTCTGCTGCTGTAAGTGCCATTATCTTCTTCTTCTACCTGGGAATCTTGCTTTAGGTGGATTTTTAGTTTTACCAAACCTAGGTCCAATTCCTTTAGGTGCTGTTGAGTATCTAAACGCTTCCATGCTATTTGGATTTTTACTATTTACAGTAACTCCTGCGGCGGCGTTCATATCTCTTGTGACTCCTCTATTGAGTCTATGTTTACGAATCTTCTGAGTATTATGAATACCAGTTGGTCCGCTTAAAAATTTACCAGCCATTTATTTTCTCCTTCTTTTTCTCAATGCATTTTTATATGCAGTATGAGAACTTCCTGGCATGAACCTCTTGGCTTTTCCTCTGCCATGAGCGTGTATGCCTTTTAATCCCAGTCTTGTTGCTGCTTTTCTAGCAGGCCCTGGTGATTTATAAACATGTTTGTTTCTTAAGAATGCTGCGTGTTTTCTTTTATTGAGTGCCATTTTTTATATAATTTGTCAGTCTAGCTTTGTTATGGACTGTCTTTGGTAACTTTAATAGTTTCCTAATTTTTCTGCTTCTTTTTTGTTTGCGCTTTGTTCTATCTACTAGCTCATCTAGTAAATAACCTATTAAATGTAAGTCTTTAATTAAATTTTTTCTGTCCATGGTTTTCCTTTTGGGATTACCTTCTACGTCTCCTAGTAGTCTTTTTCTTCTTTCTACCTCTCTTTGCAAAAGTAGAAACATTAGTAGGTTTGCCACCTGGATTTCCTGCTTTTCTTTTTCTTCGTACAGCAGAACGAATTTGCGCTTTAGTCATTCGTCTTGCTTTACTTGCAGGTACGCATTTAGGATATCCTCCTGCTTTCTTGCCTCTTGCAGATTTTCTTCCACAAGGAGCGTATCCTCCGCCTTTACGAGGTCGAGATATATCAACCCAACCTTCTTTAAACCATTTAGTTAGTCCACCACTATGTCCTGGCATTTACTTTCCTTTATTTTCAGCTTCAATCATCTTATCTTTGATATCTACAGAACCGTCCCAGTTTTTATCTTTACCACTGAGTATATTCCATAATTGAAGAAGCTTCTCTTTGATGTATGTCATCTTCTTTTTACTCCCATTCTAAAACGTCCGCCTCGTTTTTTGTAAGTTCTAACTAACCACCCATTTGCATATGCGGAAGGGTATACCTTAAATTTTCTCTTTGCTTCAGCCTTTACTCTAGCATACAGAGTTGGATTTGTAGGTACTGGCCTTTTCTTAGCGGCTCTTTTTCTTTTTCTTGGCATTATGTTTTTTCCGTAATCCTGCTTTTGCAGACTTGAAGATTGATGCAACTGTTTTCTTTCCCATCACTCTTGCTCGTTGTTCACCAACTGTTAGTATTTGTATTTTTCTTGCGTAAGACTTACGAACTCTTTTTACTTTTCGCACTGTAG